AATTGAAAAAGACGACACCTTTAATCCTCCTGATGAAATGATGGAAGAGGGGAATTTTGAGAAGATAGAGAAAACCATTGATGTATGGTATGACGGAGTGATGGTTATGGGAACCAATATTATTCTCAAATGGGAAATGGCGAAAAATATGGTTCGCCCTAAGTCAGCTACTCAACACGCCCTACCTAATTATGTAGCGGTAGCCCCCCGGATGTATAAAGGAAGGATAGAATCTATATTGAGGAGAATGATACCATTTGCTGATTTGATTCAGCTTACCCATCTTAAGCTACAACAAGTAATACAGAGGATGGTCCCCGATGGAGTATTTATAGATGCCGATGGACTTAATGAAGTAGATTTAGGAACGGGAAATGCCTATAATCCCGAAGATGCGTTGAGGTTATACTTTCAAACGGGTAGTGTTATTGGAAGAAGCTACACTCAAGAGGGAGAATACAATCAAGGGAAAGTACCCATTTCGGAACTTAAAGGCGCCACCGGGCAATCCAAGATGCAAGCCTTAATAGGAAACTATAATCATTATTTGGATATGATACGCGCGTGTACGGGAGTTAATGAAGCTAGAGACGCCTCTACTCCCGACCCCTATTCGTTGGTGGGAGTTCAAAAACTTGCCGCCTTAAATACGACATATTTTAGATGCAAGTCTTTATATGTTAAGAACTATTGCCGAGGGTCTATCCTATCGGGTCGCTGATATATTGGAATATGCGTCCTTCAAAGAGGAATTTGCTAATAAGATAGGTAAATATAATCTTAAGGTTCTTGAACAAATAAAAGACTTATATATCTATGATTTTGGTGTTTATATTGAAGTTGCTCCTGATGAGGAACAAAAGGCGATGTTAGAACAGAATATTCAGATGGCATTGCAACAAAAAGACATTAATCTTGAAGATGCAATTGATGTGAGAGAGATAAAAAATATAAAGCTTGCTAATCAGCTTCTTAAAGTTAAGCGTAAACAAAAAGCCGAAAGAGACCAAAAGGAGGCTATGGAGCAACAAGCCATTCAGCAACAAGGTCAACTTCAATCTCAACAGATGGCGGCAGAGACGGCACTACAGAAGATACAGTCGGAAGGGCAACAGAAAATGCAGATTAAACAAGCTGAGGTAGCTTTTGATATTGAGAAGTTAAAAGCTGAGGCGGAACTTAAAGGCACATTGATGCAACAAGAATTTGACTTTAATATGCAACTCAGGCAAGTGGAGGCACAAGGTTTGGCAGACAGAGAAAATGCAAGAGAGACGGCGAAAGGCGACAGAATAAGCCAAGCAAATACGGAGCAGTCTAGGTTAATAGACCAAAGAAAGAACAATTTACCTCCTCAGAGATTTGAATCAAATGAAGATAGTTTAGATGGATTTGACATGGCAGAATTTGAGCCTAGATAAATCGCTTACAAATAGTTCAAAAAAATTTCATAACTTTGTATAAATACTAAAATCAAATCAAATGGGAATTACAGTAAGAGAAGTAGATGCGGGAGAAGAGAAATCAACCGCACAAGTTGAAGAAGCGTTACTCAAAAAGCATGAGGAACAATTTGGAGACCCAAACGAAACAACAGTAGTGGACAAAATAAAGGCAGAAGAGTCGCAAGACGAAGTGCCGAGGTTAAAAGAAGAAGATGTTCTTTCATTTATTGGAGAAAGATACGGTAAGACCATTAATTCTATGGATGAGTTGATGGAGAAGCGCGAGACATCAGAAGAATTACCTGAAGATGTGTCTGCGTACTTTAAGTATAAAAAAGAAACGGGTAGAGGAATCAATGACTTTGTTAAGTTAAACAAAGACTATAGTGAGGAATCTCCCGATAAAGTGTTAGCTGATTACTACTTGGCAACTGAAGAAGGTTTAGATGCTGAAGATGTGAGCGATATGATTGAAGAGTTCGCATATGATGAAGACTTAGACGAAGATTCAGATATCAAGAAAAAGAAATTAGCTAAAAAGCGAGCGGTTACTAAAGCCAAAAAATTCTTTGAAGAAGAAAAAGAGAAATACAAACTTCCCCTTGAGTCAAGCCCGGAAGGCATCTCGGAAAGCAATCAAAAGGATTTGGAAAGCTATAAACAATATCTCGCAGACGCAAAGAGTGTTGACGAAGAATCAGATAGGCGTGTGGACTTTTTTATTAAAAAGACAGACGAGGTTTTCAATAACGATTTCAAAGGTTTTGATTTTGAAATTGGAGATAAAAACTTAACTTATTCTCCGGGTACGGTACAAGAACTTAAGAAGTCACAGTCTGATATTTCTAATTTTATTAAGAAATATATGGGTGATGACGGATTAATTACTGATGCCGTTGGATACCATAAAGCGTTATCAATGGCAATGAATCCTGACCGATTTGCTAAGTTCTTTTATGAGCAAGGCAGAGCGGATGCGGTAACAAGTGATGCTAAGAACTCCAAGAATACAGATTTGGAGTTGCGTAGAACACCTGAGACTGTTAATAAGGGCGGATTGCAAATTAAGGCAGTATCCCAAAGTAGTAATAACAATGGGTTACGCATTAAAAGTAGAAAGAGACAATAATTTTAAAAATTAAAACTTAGAAATAATGAGTGTATTAGCAACTCCGGGGTTTGACTTAATTCCAAGTGCGGAACGTGTCGCTACCTCGACAAACTATATAACAAACTTTGATTTCTTGAATCAGTATTTACCTGATACATATGAAAAAGAGTTTGAGAGATACGGAAATAGAAGTATCTCAGCGTTTTTGAGAATGGTAGGAGCAGAGATGCCCTCCAATTCTGATTTAATTAAATGGACTGAACAAGGTCGTCTGCATATTAAATATACAGATTGTACTTCAGCAGCAGCAGCGGTTGCGGCAACTGCCGTTATCACGGTTAATGATAACCTTACCCCCGTTATTGCAGGAGGAGGAACAACAACTGCGGGTACGGGTAATATCGCTATCAAAGTTGGACAGACAGTAATGATTTCTGCAAATGCAGGCGCTACTACTCTGTGGAACAAAGGTATTGTTACTCAAGTGAACGGTGGCTTAGGTCCCGCTCCGGCAAGCCCACAAACCTTTACTGTATCCTATTATGAGGCTGCGGGACAAGCGTTTGCACTTGCGGCGCAATGTTCAGTATTTATCTATGGTTCTGAATTGCAGAAAGCCTCAACCGATGCAGCAATGCTTGCATTAGAGTCTGATGATTTCATCTTTGAAAACTCGCCTATCATCATCCGTGACAAATATGTCGTGAGTGGTTCTGATATGGCACAGATTGGATGGGTAGAAATCACTTCTGAGTTAGGCGCTTCAGGATACCTTTGGTATCTTAAGTCTGAGTCTGACACAAGAATGAGGTTTGATGATTACCTAGAAACTGCCATGATAGAAGCGGTTCCGGCTGAAGTAGGCTCAGGAGCAGCAGCTATCTTACCGGGTGCAAATATTGGTAACAAAGGCTCTCAAGGAGTATTTTGGGTGGTTAAGAATAGAGGAAATGTCTTTAGTGGCGCTCCTTCATCTTTAGCTGATTTTGATGCTATCATACAAAGACTTGATAAGCAGGGTTCTATTGAAGAGAATGTAATTTTCTGTAATAGGGAACTTAGCTTTGATATCGATGATATGTTGGCGGCTCAAAACTCTTACGGCGTTAACGGAACATCTTATGGATTGTTCGATAATGACGAAGAGATGGCTTTAAATTTAGGCTTTAAAGGGTTTAGAAGAGGATATGACTTCTATAAATCTGATTGGAAGTATCTTAACGATGCGGCTATGAGAGGTGGAATCCACGCGGAAGAAATCTTCGGATTACTTGTCCCTGCGGGTTCAACAAGTGTTTATGACCAAGTGCTTGGCAAAAACGCTAAAAGACCTTTCCTTCACGTTAGGTACAGAGCATCCGAAACTGAAGACCGAAGATATAAAACTTGGATTACCGGTTCTGCCGGAGGTGCAAGGACTTCAGGTGTTGATGAGATGAATGTTCATTTCCTTTCTGAAAGAGCGGTTTGTACTTTAGGTGCAAACAACTTCTTCTTAATGGAAGCATAATTTTAAATGGGGAGGAGTTAAATTCTCCCCTTTTTTTAACCACTTTAATTAAATCTAATGACAACAAAAACAAAAAAACTTTCTCCAAAGAAAAAAGTCTTGGAGGATAAAACTTATAAGTTAACACGCAACATGGCTCCTTTAGCATTTATGCTTGCAGCGAAACATACAAAGAGAAAACCTTTGTTATATTTTGATGAGAAAGAGGGAGTTAATAAACCATTGCGCTATGCTAAAAACATGAAATCTCCTTTTGAAGAAGAGCAAGATGGAAACGCAATTTTAGAGCCTATCATTTTTACCGATGGCTTTTTAAATGTTCCCCGCTCCAATCCCGTTCTTCAAGAGTTCCTTCATTATCATCCCGATAATGGTGGTTCTTTTGTAGAAGTGAATTTGGAGGATGATGCTTCTGAGGAGTTAGATATTATTAATTATGAGGTTGATGCTTTAATAGAAGCAAGAGACCTTGATATTAATAGGCTAGAGCAAGTAGCGCGAGTGGTGTTAGGTGCTAATACTGATAAGATGGCTACGGCAGAGTTAAAACGCGATGTTTTAGTATATGCCCGCAAGAGTCCACAAGATTTTTTAGAGGTTCTTTCTGACCCTATGCTTACTTTACAGTCTAAAGTATTCACATTTTTTAATGATGGATTATTGACGGTAAGGAATGGCAAAGATGTGTATTTTAATACTTCAACCAATAAAAAGAAAATGCTTACGATTCCTTTTGGCGAAAGCCGAGACCATATCGTAGCGTCTTTCTTGCAATCGGATGATGGTATTGAAGCATTGAAGATTTTAGAACATCTCACAGAGAAAGTTTAAATTTAACTATATTTGTAAAACATAAAAATTTATAAAAATGTCTAAATATTTAAAACTCCCTATTGCTGACCAATTAGCTACGGGACAAACAACTGCAACTACTGCCGGAAAACTTGTTGAGGCGGGAGCCACTTTTGAGAGTGATGGAATACATATTGGCGATTATGCATATAACACAGATGATAACACATCTGCGGTTATTACGGCAATTGATAGCGACACCACGCTTTCAGTTACCCCGGATGTCTTTCCAACGACTAAGGATTTTGTTATTTTATCTGCAACTTCCGCGCAAGTCTCACAGTTAGTAGATTCTGAATCTATTGTACTAGCAACCCAAACGCAAACATATGAAACTGTTTTGCAAACTGTTGCTGCGGCAAATGATACAGTAACTATTACTCATACCTTACTTACTATTCCTCAAGCGCAACAAAGCGTACAAGCGGGAATGGAGTTAGCGGCGAGTCCTAACAGTAGACCTAAACCGTCTCAAGAAGTGACCCTTGATGGAGCAGTAATTCTTTCTGTAGCAGTATCGTAACCAAAGGTGTCCTTAAGGACACTTTTAGTTCTGTGTTTATAAGAAGGGTCGTACAAAAAATGCGACCTTTTTTTATTTTACTATCTTTGTATAAAAGAATGTTAAATGATTGACTCAGTACGAAAAACGGTATTATCTATATTAAACAAGAACAACTACGGAGATATATCGCCTGCCGATTTTAATCTTTATGCGAAGCAAGCGCAGCTAGATATATTTGAAGACTACTTCTATGATTATAACCATCAGGTAAATCAAGAAAACCTCCGACAATCAGGAACGGGATATGCCGATATAAAAAAGCAACTTGAAGAAGTTATAGACTCTTTTTCCGTTGAAACGGTTTTAACACAAGTAACTGTTTCTAATAACCTTTATTCTCTCCCTGCCGATTACTATATCATTAATAAGCTATACTATTACTCCGTTTTACTTGCTACGGGAACTAACACGGCAGTCGTGCCTTCGCGATTGATTGATGTTAATGCTAATTTCAATGAGACAGTCCGAGCAGGAGATATAGTTATTAACTTAGTTACAAATGCCAATGCATATGTTTTGGCAGTAGATACCAACACTAATTTGATATTAAGTGCTAATATCTTTCCTTTGATTGCGGAAGCGTATTCTATATATTCTAATACCGATATTAGAGAGGTAGAAAGAGTCCATCAGAACCGAATATTCTATTTAACAAGTTCAAGTATTACTGCCCCTAGCACTATTTTCCCGGCTTATGTGTTAAGTGGGAATGTGGTTACAGTATATCCCTCCTCCATCAATGGACCTACGGATATAAATTCTCAATATATTAGGTATCCCCTAGACCCCAAATGGACTTATTTCCCAATTGGACTAGCGGATTCAGAGCCGATATTTGACCAAAATGCATTGGATTATCAAGACTTTGAGTTACCTGATGCAGATGAGCCTAACCTTGTTAATAAGATATTGCAATATGCGGGTATTTCTATAAGAGAATTAGAGGTATATGCGATAGCACAGAAAGAAGAAGACGAACAAAACATACAAGAACAAAACTAGCATGGCATATATATCACAATATCAATATTATGAGAATGCAGGCACGATGCCTGAAGATGCGAATTGGGGAAGCTATCAATGGGTTTCTTTAGCTGATATAGTAACTAATTTCGTGTTGATGTATTCGGGAAACCATAGCCTAGTAAATAATAGCGAAAGATATAAGATTCTGTTTCACGCTAAACGGGCTATCCAAGAACTTAATTATGATGCTTTTAAGGAGATAAGGGTGTTAGAATTGAATGTATGTGATAATCTCCGTTTCGTTCTCCCTTCGGATTATGTGAATTGGATAAGGATATCTTTGTTAAAGGATGGGGTATTGAGACCCCTCACAGAAAATATACAAGTTAATAGCGCTACGGCATATCTGCAAGATAACAACTGTAGGATATTGTTTGATGTTCATGGCAACGCCATTTCGCCGCAGTATTCCGATATAGACCTTGATAGATTAACGGGCAAAGCGAAAAGCATCTATCTCAATCAAGGCAGCCCTTATGATGGGTGGTATGGGTGGTATCTTGATGGGATGTGGTACTTTGACTTTCAAATAGGCGCCCGATATGGATTAAATACTGAGACCGCCAATTTTAACCCTACGTTTAGAGTAGATTCAAAAAAGGGAGTTATTAATTTTAGTTCAGGCATGGCAGGGCAAATGTGTATCTTAGAATATGTATCTGATGGCATGGAAAATGGGGATGACTCTTCCGTTCATGTAAATAAACTCTTTGAGCAATATGTATATGCGTATATTCAATATATGCTTGTGGATAGTGCCATAGGGGTACAAGAGTATATTGTTAATAGGTCACGAAAAAAACAAGCAGCATTATTGCGTAATGCGAAAATTAGAATTAGTAACCTTCATCCCGGCAGGCTCTTAATGAATCTAAGGGGTCAAGCTAAGTGGATAAAGTAAAATGGCTAAACTAGAGAGGAATTTTATACGAGGGCGCATGAACAAAAGCGTTGATGAGCGTCTTACTCCCAACGGGGAATATCTTGATGCTATTAATGTCCGCCTTGGCTCTACGGAACAATCAGAAATTGGGTCAGTAGAAAACTCTAAAGGGAATCTCCCCTTAACTGCATTATCCTTTGGACTACAACCACTAAGTGCTACCGCACGATGTATAGGGGCAGTAGAAGATGGCGCTAATGAAACCATCTATTGGTTTGTTCATGATAACGCTAATCCCGTTTCTCCTACGGGCAAATGCGATATGGTGGTGTCTTTTGACACTAAAACAAGCACCACAATATACCATGTTGTCTCTACTCAAGACCCTCTTGCCCCTACCAACACCACCTTGAACTTTAATCCTGAGTATCTTATAACGGGGTCCGATAAGATTGATGACCTTTTATTTTGGACTGACGACTATAATGCTCCGAGAAGAATTAATGTCACATCATCCTATCCTCAGCCCGCTCTTGGTGTAGACCAAATAACCAACGCGATGATTAATGTCATCGTGAAGCCGCCCTCTTCATCCCCTACTACTGCTTTGTCGTTAGTGCCGGGGCAAGAAAATTATATGGAGATTAGGTTTATAGCCTTTGCTTATCGATATAAATACGAGAATGGGGAATATAGTGCTTTATCACAATTTAGTGATGTAGCGTTTGAACCCGGAAACTTTTTTATTGACATCAATGACTACATCAATGGGGCGATGGTTAATGAATTTAATAGCGCCCGCGTAACCTTTGATACGGGGGATAGCTTAGTGACCGATATTGATGTGTGTTTTAAGTTTGGCGATGACACCATTGTTCGTGTCATACAAAAATATAATAAAGCCGAAGAGGGATGGGCAGACAATATTCTTCAAGATATCAATTTTTCTAATAGCAAAATTTATACTGTTTTAACTGAAGGTCAAATTCTACGCCTTTATGATAATGTTCCCCGTTACGCTAAAGCGCAGACAATAATGGGCAATAGGCTTATGTATGGCAATTATGTGGATGGCTATGATTTGATAGATGAGAATGGCAATGAATGCAATCAGACCTTTGTGACCGAGTTAGTAAGCACGGAGTTAGGACTCATGCAACAAGATGGCTTTACCATATCGGCAACTTTTGATTTCCCCGGCGCACCTACGTGTCCCTGCGTGGTTCCTAGTGGCGCCGCCGTTTTTCAATTAAATGATATCATGAGTGGTCCCGGTCTTGTGCAAGGGGCTACTATAAGTTTCATTGTAGAATTTGCTCATTGGAATTATGTGGGCGCAGATATTACTCCACCCGTTTTACCTATACCTCCCCCCCCTACATCCCCTTTTGGTGTTGAGTGGACGATAACCTTACAACAAGACTATAACACCGTTCAAGACTTAGTTGTGAGTAATGAATGGGAGGCGATGGTAGGGATGCCGGGTTGTCCCGTTCCTGCTCTTTGTAACATCCAAACTGTTCCCAATTGTGCGCTTGGAACTACCGTTACGGATTTTTGGAATTGCACCTCCTTGACTCCGGTAGGATTTACTAAAGTAGCAAGTGGGCGTGTCGGACCGGGAGAAACCCCTTTAACTACGGTAATCAATGATACCATTACGATGCAATTTCTGTGTATGCAGTATGAGGTCACGGGTATTCCCGCCGATAATGATGCCTATCAATTGTTTAGGGTAGCAGGGTGTAAATGGGTATATAATGAATTAGGAAACAAAGAAAGCTTACATAGTGATAGAGATTTTGAGACTGCTATAATTTATATGGATGACTATAATAGAGCAACCACCGCTCTTGTTAGTGACAATAACACCGTTAATGTTCCATGTTTTAATAGCAATACCAAGAATCAAGTTAAAGTAACTCTTCCTACAAATATGGCTCCTCCCGAATGGGCGGTAAAATATAAATGGGCGATGAAGCCAAGTCAGCAATTCTATGAAACAATATATACCAATATATACTATATCGACCCATTAGATGGCTCAGTATGGTTTAAGCTTGAGGGAGAAAATCAATTAAAAGTTGAGGTAGGAGACATATTAAATGTAAAAAGAGATACTAATGGGGCTATGGGCGTATGCGTAACCGCGAGTGTATTAGATAAAGTCGTTCAAACGAGAGACTTTTTAGAAATAATGGGAGAAGAGCAAGAGCCGGGATTATATATGAGGATGAAACCTGAAAACTTTTCTACCTCCCTTCCCGCCAACTTTATATTTGGAGGGAGTACTGCCCATGTAACTACCGACAACAAAAGTGAGCGAAGGGAAGATGCTCAAGGACGCAATATGTATCCGTTTATGGCGTATGACCTATTTGAGACCGGACCCATTATGCCTTGGGACATCGTAGCGGGGGGTGTAGTTTCTATTTATGTTAAATTTAAACGCCCAAGCAGAGGGTGTGGCGGGGCGTGTGGCTTAGAGGAGTGTGTATTGGATATACATCATATTTCGTCTCAAGACTATGACAATCTATATCTCTTTTGGATAGGAGAGGGTATTAATGTAGATGCTTTAATGGACTGTGATGTCCCGGAGTGTGGCGATGATTCAGGACCCAATGGAAACCAATTCTCTTCTACATTATATGATGTGGTAACGGCTATCCCCGCCGATTGTTTTACTTGTAATGGCGATGCTCAGTCGGGACAAAACTTATTTCAATTTTGGGAAGATAGTGGTTCGGGAGCGCTATGGTTAACACTAATGGGTGGGTCCCGATATTGTACGGGCGCGATTAATAGAAAACATTCTACTATAGAATGCAAAATAACAATCCATAACGCCGATAGTATGCTAGTATTTGAAACTCAGCCCTCGGAAGCGCAACCTGATATATTCTATATAGGAAGTCAATCTTTTAATATTACGGGAGGATTTCACGAATGCAACATTACTGACCAAACGGCATTGGTTTCCGGGGAATCTATGCTTGACTTCTTTGACTGCTATTGCTTTGGCAATGGTGTGGAGAGTTATAAAATCAAAGACTCTATTACGGGGCATTATTTTAATCTTGGAAACCAAGTTACTGCGGTAGCGGCTCAAGATTATAAAGAAGCAGATAGATATGCCGATATTACATATAGTGGCGTATTTAACAATGAATCTAATGTAAATGGACTCAATGAGTTCAATCTAGGCTTGTTTAACTTTAAAGCGTGTGAAGAGTCGTTTGGTAGCATTGAGATATTATCAGGAAGAGAAACTGATGTATTAACACTACAAGAAGATAAGATATCATATGTCTTGGCAGGGAAGAACTTGCTTTCTGATGCCGCAGCGGGAGGGGCGATAACCTCTGTCCCTGAAGTTCTAGGAACACAGATTGCCCGTGTAGAAGAATATGGCATTAGCCATAACCCCGAAAGCTTTGTTGTCTATGGAGAAAACAAATATTTTACTGACAGTAAGCGAGGAGCGGTATTACAACTTAAGGGTCGGGGGGCAGCCAATGAAGCCCTAAGCCCTATATCAGAGCAGGGGATGAGGTCGTGGTTTAGAGACCTTTTTAATGTGTCATTTGCTACGCAGAAGCTAGGAGGGTTTGACCCTTATATGAACGAATATGTTCTCACAACAAACGATATTAGCTTACCCATTGAGTCCGAATGTCTCCCTTGTGGGTTTACTTCAACTTATATTATCCTTAACACTACTCCTTTAGTGTTTTGTGTAGACTTAGGTCGTGCCACGGGAGATTGGGTAATTACATGGGAAGTCATCTCTCCACCCGAACAACTAGAAGTGAGTGTATTATGGAATGGCATTACTACTACATCAGGAGTAGTTGGTCCGGTTAATGGGACACTTACTATTCCCAAGCCCGATGTAACACCTACGGATGCTATAGTCACAGTAACTACTATTGGTAATGATAGTGGAACATTAAAATTAACAGTAGGATGTGTTAATGAAACTGAGATGACTATTATCCCCGTATGTATTACTTCCGATGGCGAAGCGGGACTATTTATTCATAACGAGTGGTTCTTTATTGATGGGACATACCAAAGTCCCGTAGGGTCTCGCGCGGTTCAATTTCTTCCGGGAGTAGGCGATGTAGTATCCGACTTTATTCTCTTGCCGGGAGCGGTTGGCGTAGGGTATTATCCCCCCGCCGCTACTACTGTTCAGATACAATCAGCCAAAATTTCTCCTGACAACTTTGATTTTGATATTGCACAAAATGCTTTAAGATATCTTGTCACAAATACGCTATATGACCCCGCCGTTCCGGCTGATATTACTGCGATGCTTGCGGCATCTACGGCAACTGTAGTAGGAGGAGGTCCCAACTATTTTGTAGGCAACTTTGTGATGCCCCCACTACAATCATACTTATATCTTATTTATGACTATAGAGATATTACTCCCATCGACTTATGCTTTAGCACCCTTTCAGCATATGATGCGTGTTGTGATTGTGAGGTGTGTGAAGAGTGTGTATCATTTTCGGGGACAACATTACAAGGCACTCTTGATGCCACTTGCGGTTTAGTTAGGGGTACAACATATTTTTGGAATGGAGGAGGCGTAGAGCCTGAGTTAAATGATGTTATTTATCTTGATGTAGGGTGTGGTATTCCCATAGTCTCTACGGGAGAATGGATGGGAATAAATGCAGTTAATACTGAAGCGATATATATAGACGCAAGCGGACAAGTAACAAATAAAAGTGGATGTACTTAATATAATAATATGGCAACCTTAGTAAACAGATATATAGACACGGCAGACTTCGCAACCGCTACGGCGGTATGGTTGGATGCTGCCTTTTCGACTAAGGCTCCTGATGGGTGGTATCAGAGTTGTGGAACTGTCCGAGAGCAAGTGGGAGGATTTTTGACTCCTCCGGACTCTTGTGTAGTCTGTGACCTAGAATGTGATGATGGAACTCCCGGAAGATGTGCCACGCTAGGAGGATTTTATTCAGGAGAAATGTGGATTCCTATCAATGAAGTAAATAATGGGGCAGGAACGGGAGCAGTAGATGTAACTGTAACCACTACGGGAATCTTTTTGCCCATAAGTGTTGCCGTTACCTATGATGGCACTACTTATACTGAATTAGTATCATCTAATTTCGGATTTCTTGCGGGTCCGTATGTAGGAGATACTGCCAACTTTATACCATATGGATTCCCCGGAGGGAGTCCTTATCTTGTTCCTCAATATGAGTGGGGTGGTGGCACGTGTGATAATTTTGCGCCCACCTCCTCTTCGGATACATATACTATTTTACCCGCTGATGTAGATGGTGTGGCAGGAGACCCCGGACTACTAAAAATGTTTATTCCTAAGCCTAACGGAGACCCTTCTTCTATGTCAATCAAAATTGTGATGCCGATAGGAGGGACGGCAGCCTCATGGGAAATGACTAATCATTGTGTTGCTCCATTAATTGCGCGAGCAGCAAGCGGCAATGTAGCCTCCTCGGTGTTAGCGTGTGCTGAAGCCTTTACCACTACTATATATAATGGTCCGGTTAATGGTACTCCGGGCATTTTAGGTCTTTATGATGTTGTATTTGTAGATGAGAATGCGGAGGTTAAGCTTGTTGATGTTAGCGGAGCGGGATTTTATAAATGGGACCGACCCGTTCCTTTTGTAACTGATGGATGGTTTGAGATTGATGCCAATAGCGTTATTGTTAGTATAGGTTCGTGTCCTTGAGGACACTAAATGCGAGTTATGAAGATAAAGATGTGGATAAAAAGGATTTTGGGTATGGTAAGAAAAGAAGACCATACGGTGCTATGGAGACGAAAATTAACCATTGATGGTATTTTTTGGGAGCGCATACATCATCCTTATATATAAAATTAATACTTATGGCAGATTATACATTAACATATAGCGAAGGAGCAGAAGGCTTCCCCTCGTTTTATACCTTTTACCCCGATTGGATGATTGGTATGAACACCTATTTCTATTCTTTTAATGGCGGTAATCTTTTTCGCCATAATGTCAATCCCACGCGAAATGAATATTATGGTCAACCGGGAACATCAAGCATAACGGGGGTTTTTAATAAAGAGCCTCTTATGAATAAGATATTTAAAACCATTCAACTTGAAAGTGATGACAAATGGACCGCAACTTTTGCTAGTGACTTACAAACGGGAGAGATTCAAGAAGATTGGCTTGAAAAGAAAGAAAGCGATTGGTTTGGGTTTATTAGATATTTTGACCCTGAGCCTGCGGCTAACACCCAATTCAACTTAAGGTCAGTAAGCGGTATAGGAAGAATGATAAGTGTGGTTAACGTAGTAGGCACAACCTATTTAATAACTTTTGATGCAGAGGTAGGAACACAGATTAGTGATGGAGATGTGTTTTATCAGATTGACACCACAGTCCCCCCTCCTCCTCCCATTATTCCGGTAATGTGCGGAACTGTTATTGCCCATACCGCCACTACTGTTACGGTAGATATAGCTACTCCGGTAGGTAGTGTTGCTCCTACTGCGCCCGGCGGTCCTCCCCCTGCTCCTTTTACTAATTTGGGGTGTTACGTGAAGAATGCATTAGCTGAGTCTTATGGCGTCTTAGGACACTATATGGAATTTACTCTTACTAACAATAATACCGAACCCGTGGAGTTGTTTTCTGTCCTCTCAGATGTTATGAGAAGCTATCCCTAGAATTTCGTATATTTGCAATGATGGAATCTATAACTACAGTCCCCAATCACACCGAAATATTAACTTATGTACATGAGAAAAGAGGGTTGTTGTGGGAGAAAATAGCAGATTTTTGTGAGGAGTTTAAGAAAGCTGAGGGGGTTTTACAACACCATACCGAAGCGATGATACAAACCTTCCCCGTAAAACACCACCTTGAAAACGGACTTTATACCCGTGAGGTGTTCATGCCTAAAGGGCATTTGTGTGTTAGTTTCATCCACAAACAAACGCATCCCGGCTTTTTCTTGTCAGGCGAGATGTCGGTATTAATGGATACGGGAGAGATAAAGCGCATGAAAGCGCCAATGAAAGTTATTACGGAGATAGGAACACAACGGATTGGATATATGCATGAAGATTGTGTGTGGGTATGCGTATATAGAACCGACAAGGAAACGATTGAAGAAGCAGAGGAAGAGGTCTATACCTTAAATTATAGAGAACTTCCCGAATATGTAATCATAAATAAAAAACTATTATGTCAGGAATAGCATTAGCAGGCTTAGTGGTAGCGGCAGCGGGAACAACATTCTCTTTTATTCAGGCAGGGAAGTCAAGAAATCGTGCCAAAGATGCGGCTAATATGGCACAACGCTCCCTAGATAAAGCCAAGGCACGGACCGAAATGAATAAGTATGATAAACTAGCCCTCAATAAAGAAGTATATAAAGGTCAGCGCGACTCACTTACGGCAGCCGCCGCTCAGGTAACGCAAGCCGCAGCCGAAGGAGACCAACGAGGAGTGGGCGCTATGAAGATGCCCGTCTTGCTGATGAAGCCATGAAAATTGACATCGGCGAAGCGAATCAGATGTTTGATGCGGCAGCAGCCGAAAGGAGTCAGGCGGCGGCACAAACCTCGCAGGGCGTACAAGGATTAGTAGGCGTAGCGCAACAAGGAATAGGATTGGCAGCGAGTGGTGTAGGGAGCAATTCCGCGAGCCGCTCGTACCGACAGTTAGGAAAAGCCGCTGAGGGAAAAGGAGGACTACAAGAAGTGCTAATGAAATCCCAAAATCAAGGAGGGGTGGGATTCGAGTTGTTTAAAGACATGGGTGCTAATAACCCCGGCTATAGTGATTTTATGACTAAACTTCAGTCAGGAAACGTGAGTGATAAGTGGCTTAAGAGTCAAGTAAGTCAATTTTACAGTCCTATGCAAATGCAACAGTTAAGAGATGAACTAAACAAATAATGGCAAAGACACAAACAACCGGAGGGGGATATAAGTTTAGTCCCCAAGTAGAGACCTCTCAAGTCAATTGGGCTAATGTAAGCAAACAAGTAACCGACACTCTACATAATGAGTTTCAAGCCAAGGAAGAGCGTAGGCAAGCCATAGATGATGGGGCGACAGAATATACCAATAGCCTTCAGGAATCTATGAAGAGCGAAAGTGGAGATGTCTCCACTATGGCAATAAATTTTTCGGATGACGCCTCAGAAGTCAAGTCTATAGCTAAAAATAATGTATTGAGTGGGGCTATCTCGCAAAGAGAATTTAATATCATCAAGAACAACCTTATTCATGGAGCAA